ACTTCGTATATAACTCCGATAATCTTTCGGATGTAATTGGACATGGTATCTTTTTCATTTTATTGTCCTCCTTGTATGCAAAGTATACAAAAAATGAAAAATGAAGACAAGTAAATCCACACTTAAAATAAAAAAAGCCACTATGTATAATTACACAGTGGCTTTAAAACTACGATAATATCGATGTTTTAATAGGCTTATTAAATTAACGAGTTACTGTCAATCTTGTTAAACCACGAGGATTATAGGCCCCGATACCTAAATTTTCAAATACAGAAAATCCGATTGTACGGGCTTTAGGATCATCTGCACTAAGAACGGTCAATTCAGTACGAACTGGGATACGACCAAACATTTCGGGTTCGCAACAAACATATACGGTACCTGGATTAACCAAACGGCTAGTAATGATTTGGGCGCCCCAAAGAGTTGCTTGCAACCCTGTCTTGAGCAAGGCAGCCTGGCTTTCGATATCCAAGATGTCACGACCGAATTTTCTAATATCTGCATAATCACGAGCATTAATAAATACACGAGCAACACGGAGATCATGTTTTTCGATTTGTGCATAAGCATCAGCAAGTACTGCACCATTTAAAGGAGCAATAACAGGAATATCTGGATTAGTTTGACCAGCAACGCCATCAAAACCTTGAGTAGCTACAGCATCGAGAATAGCAAATACTCTTTCATCTTCGGCAGCTTGAATTTGGGCTCTAGCAAGATCCTGGGCTCTTTCGATCAAGTCAAATCGTCTTTCTTTAATTTGTGTTAAAGGAATTTCTGGATTTGATGCAATTTCAAAGAGAGGGAAAATTACTCTTCGTGGCTTGGTAATAGCAAGAATGTTTTCACCTTCTTCACCAACTACGAATGCTGTAACATCAGGATCTTTGTCATAGATAGGCAAAGCACCATCAGGTAATTGTTCTACCAAGAAAGTCTTACGACCAACACTGGTATAATCTCTTCTAAGACGGAGTGGTTGTGTCATAGAAGATGCAAGTTTAGCACGACCTTGTGGGGTCTTGATATAATCAGAAATAATCTTTTGCTTTACGGCGTTATCAACATTTACATTTGTCATTTTAACTGCTACCTTTCTTTATTAAATTCTTTGGTCATAGACGAGTTCATCAGAAGATGTATCGCCTGCAACAGTTAAAATACCGATGGTCCATTTAGCACCATCATTAGGACCAGAACCATGTTGAACATCATGCAAATCACCATCTTCGAGGCTATTAGTCAAATAACCGTTTACAGATGCAAACAATTCATCACCAATGCTGTATGCTAAAGGATCGCCTACATCAGCACCGGTAAGATATTGTGTTTCATAGAGGCTGTTACCATAAGTACCTTGTGCAGATACATAGGGACCACGATTTGATGCAACACCTGGTTGATTTGTAAATGCAAGACCTACAGCTGTATTAATGAAACAACCTAGTGGCTTTTGATTTGGGTTAGCAGTAACACCAGCACCACCGACATTAGCATCGGTAGGACCACCATGAAAATATTCACCTTCGTCATTACGAGCAAAAGCAATAGAACCGCTTAACACACCGAGAACGCCAGCAGTGAAACCACTTGCTGTTGATTTAGTACCGGCTGTTGTAATAACAGGTGGATTAGTTTGAGTAAAAGAATCAGCAGTCAATTGACCAACTGTATTGCGAACACCAACATGTAGAATTCGCAATGCACTATTACTCTGTGTAAATCCACCACTCGCTTGTCCAAGTAAAGAAATAGACATAATGTCACTCCTAAATCTCTGACTCTCTGTTTTCAAGAGAATGGTTTATGAAGAAAAAAGTTTTTTTAAAAGTTTTAAAGTTATTTTTAATAACTTTACTTTATATACTCTTGTTTAATAGATAAACTATTAAAGATTTAATAGTCATCTACTACTTTTTCACCATCTTTTTCACATTTATTTTAAATGCTCTAAAAAATGATTACTCTAGATCCAAATCTTAGCTAAAGAACTTGCTAACATCTGGTGCAGACTCCCACAACTTTGACAACTCATTAGCATCACTTGCAGTTCTACTAATATTGCCTAATGTCTTTACACTTGCTTGTTGTGTCTTTGGTCTAGGAGTAATAGAGGCTTTCTTTCCCTCTTCCTTCTTAGCAGGTTCCTTCTTAGCAGGTTTCTTTGCTGGCTTTTCTTCTTCTTCTTCTTCGGTTTCTTCTTCAGAATCTTCTTCTTCTTCAGTTTCTACTTCTTCTTCAGATTTCTTAGCCTTAGCAAGACGACTAGCTTTCTTAGATGCTGTTGTTTCTTCTTCTTCTTCTTCTTCAACTTCTTCATCTTCTTCTTCATTAGCAAAAGAGAAAAGACTAGCTAATCTTGGATCTTCAGACATCATCATGTCATCTTCATTAAGACCAAATGGATCTACTTCGCCATCTTCCATTTCTTCAGAAATCATTTCTTCTTGTTCTTCGGACATGAACATAGCTTTCTTTGAAGATTGCTTGCCTTCTCTTTCTTCAATTTCTTCTTGATAGAACCAACGAGGATCATTTTGACCAGCTTTTTTATTAGATTTGCTTGCCATTTTAGTTGCTTGTTGTTCTACAATTTCTTCAGCCTCAAGTTCAGCTAAAAGATCTGCTAAAGATTCAGCACCTTCACCAATAACATCTTCTTCAGCAACAAAATCACTAAGAACACTTGCTAAACGACCAACACTTGATTTTCTTGGTGTATCGTTAGATGCTAATCTATTCTTTAAACGAGCATTTGCTTTCTTAAGTGCTTTGATTTCTTCTTCAAGAACTTCACTATCACTTAATTCTTCCAAGTCTTCTTCAGATTTCTTAGCCTTGGCAAGACGAGCATTTGCTTTCTTTGCTTGCTTTAATTCTTCGGAGAGTTTTTCAACTTCTTCTGAAAGAGTTTCTACTTCTTCAGCAAGTTCTTCAGCTGTTTGTACTGCTTCTTCAGCAAGTTGTTCTGCATCATCGGATTTTTTGGCTTGTCTTAATTTAAGATTTGCCTTCTTCATAGCTTGCAATTCTTGTTGAAGATTTTCTACTTCTTCTGCAAGTTGTTCAGCTGTTTCAATAGCTTGTTCTGCAAGTTGTTCAGCACCTTCATCAGATTTCTTAGCATAACGGCTACGATTTGCTCTACGGGCCATCATTTGCATTTCAGCAAACATGCCTGAGTCATCATCTTCGGACATATGATGAGTAGCAAACATATCTTCAGACATCATATCTTCAGCATCTACATCACCATAATAACCGGTACCGTCTTGTACAACATCTTCAGCAAACATACTCAAATCATCTGACATCATGTCTTCTGACATCCATTCAGATTCAACTTCTTCTTCTGCTAAAAAAGAAGATGCAAGTTTTCTTTGAATAGTAGAATTAGATAAATTCATATATGACAAAGCAAGATCTTCAATAGCACGAGCAGATGCTCTACGGCCGAGTTTCTTTTCAGCTAATTCGATGCACTTAGATGCTTTTCTTTCCATAGCTTGCTTTAAATTCAAATCATGTAATTGACTACCAGTTTCATAATCTTCTACAAGATCTTGATCTACTGCAGGATGATCTGGCATCCAACCAACAGATGCTGGTGGGGGACCTGAAAGATAAGGACCTTTGCGAACACTTTCGCCGAAATCACTATCAATGCCATATTCATCTACTTCAGGTTGAGCATAAGATCCGGGATGACCAAAAGCATCCCAACCTTGATTATCATATCCTGGGATACCAGAATTTGCTCTTCTTCTAGAAGAAAAAGAAGATCTTTTTGTACGGAAAGTCATAATGAACTCCATTCGTTTAATGATTTTATTTTAAACTTAAGATTTTAGCTAATCTTACTAAAATCTTCTGTTCTTTAATTGTTAAAGGTTTCTTATAGATTGTATCGGCTGTTGCTAAATAAGTATTTACATCACCATATTGTTTTGTATTACCTAAATAACTTGCTAAACGATACAAATGTTTTGGGATTTCAACACCATATTGCTTATTGACAAAAGCAACATTTTTTACAATAGCATCATTTGATTGAGATAACTCTACAGCTACTCTTAAATGACTAAAATACTGTTCTTGTAAACTTGCTTGTTTTTTAGTCTTATCTTCTTCAACCAAACGATCCATTACTTTACCTACTAATGACTTAATATCACTATCAGACATATCTTTAATACGATCTAATAACTTCCCTAAATCATTCTCTGTTAATGAAGGACTATTAGTTTCTTCTTGTGCATATTTAGAATGTGCCCAATTCTCAAAATTCAAATGACCTTCTTTAACCAAACTGTCGTTCTCATGAATGCTAGATTTACTCATATCTACTTTAGGATCTTCTTTTTTACCTGATAGTTCATCTTCTAGCTTAGTCTTTACACGATCCATTACTACTTTTTTAATGTGATCTTCTAATTCATCAATAGGATTTTTAGCTGGCTCTGTAGGTTTCTTTTCTTCACCACCTTCATCATCACCACCTTCGTCAAAACCAAAAGCTGATTTAGATTGACTAGCTACTTTTTGAATATCTAAAGTATTTCTAGCAACTGCACCTTTAAATGCAGGTGTTGCTACCCAAGATGCCTCAATAAAAGTAACACCACCATTGTCGCCTTCTGACTCATGACCACATAGTTCTGCTACCCTATGTTTGTTGCCTTTTTCATCATAGAAAACATTGCCTTTTTCATATTTGATATGCTTACACATTTCTGTTTCATCACTAGCAACATTCCCACATTTAGTACAGATTGTATAATCTACAGAACATCCCATACTCATAGCATTCATTTGACCAGATATAATCTGTTGAACTAAATCAGTATGCTTTTTATTTGTAGCTACTAAAATATCTACATAAAGACTATCACCTATATCTCTCAATACAGCATCAATAATCTTACCTTTAGATAATTCTTCTACTTGAATATGTTCTACGAAATTATGGGCACCAATAAAAGATTTGTATGACTTTTGTAATACACCTCTTGACCAACAATCTAGATTATTATTGATATATTGATCACAATCAGCTTTCACTACATAATCTGCAAATCTTCTATTGATCTTTTCACCTTCAAATTGTAAAGCACCTGTCTTTACATTTGTAGGTGTATCTACATCTACAGAACAAACAATGGTTGAATGTGTTAATAGGTATTTATCAGGTGTAAATGTTTCACCTAAAATTCTTTCAGCTTGTTCTTTCAAACTAGCATCTAATCTCCTATTGCCACTTGCAACACGAATACGATCCCACTCACCACCAAATATCTTAGGTTTAACGATACTTGATTTTGCATATCTTAGAAATGCCATCTCATGTACTCCTTAGTTGAAACCAAGTATATCTGTGGTTTTAATGAGAAACAAACATTCGGGACAACATAGAAGTCTTTCAGATCTACCACCCATTCTTTTATAGATGGTTTTCTTTAGCTCTATGCTTTTACATCTAGGACATGTAGGTCTGACTTCATCTCTACACATCCTATATTTACGATCTTTATCTGCCCAATATAATGCTGTTTTAGCATTAACAGGCTTTGTGCCAAGTCCCCCAGGGATTGAATCATATTGCACAGGATCAATGTCCATATCGGCAATCTGTAAATCCTCTACGGGATATCTAGCACTTCCAAAAGGAAATTGAACATCAACCATACCAATAGCAGGAAAAATCGCTACTACTGTTCCGTGATGATCTTTACTCCCACCATAAAAAGGAAATACCTTCATACCTATTCTAAAGGTATTAGCTACTTCCTGATAATTGGTGATCGTTGTAGATTTTCTTTTCATATTAAAATCCAATCCTTTGCTATTATTGTTGTCATTAATAAATACTTTATTAAAGTTTTTATCAGTTCCTAGTTTAATATTTTTAAAAAGTGGGGGATCACTATCATTATTCTGTATTAAAGAGAAGTATTCTTGTCTTTTTTTAGGGTCATTGATTTTACGAATGGCATCAAGCATTGCCTTCGATCTTGTATCTCTCATGGTTTGACTTGCTCTATTTAAACTTAAATCTGTCATGATTTGCTTAATACGATCTTCTCTTTTCTTAGGATCATGATGATTTAAAGCCTCTTTAAAATCCTCTAGATGTTTTGCATCTTGTTTCCTATATTCCTCTTCCTGCTTTTGCTTTATCTTTTCTTCCTCTTGCTTTTGCTTTTCATCTAGAGTTTTATCTTCTTCTTGATTTTTCTTTTCATCTAGAGTTTTATCTTCTTCTTGTGGTACATTTACTTTAGGAGTTTGTTTTTTCACTCTATTAGCATTATCAAAAAACATTGATGTAGATGCAAACTCTAATAAATGCTCCCTGATCATTTTCTTTTGTTCATAAGATAAAGAAATCTTACATTTTGACTCTTCATCTCTATCTTGTTTAATATTACCACTATCTTCGGGACAATAATCAGGCATAAGCATTTTTGCCATTTCGGAAACAGGAGTTTCTTCCGATTTGTCACCTATAAAGACTTTTGCTAAATCTTCATCATTTTGACTATCTAAAATCTTCTTTAAGTTTTCTTTATATGTAGAAGGTTTTTTAATTTTTGTTAGATCCATTAATGCACTTAATGACTTCGGATCTGACATCGTCTTCACTAAAGAAACTAGATTTTGACTTATAGGATATCTCTGCACCGTATTAGATAAGAGTTTTCTCTCTTCTTCATTCTTATCTATCTTCTTTTTTTCGGATATTACATAAGTAAATTCTTTTTTTAATTTTGAGTATTCCTTTTGCTCTGTCTCAGATAAAGGTATTCTTCTATCTACTTTATTCTGTAGATCTTTAAAATTAGACATAATCATATTTAATCTAGATCCGTCTTTTATAATCGTTTGCTCTAAAGATTTTAATTTGCTTAATTTACTTTCTCTCTCATCTAATAAGATTTTACCTTGTCTTGCTTTTTCTCTCTTTCCCATTAAATCCTCATATGCTTTTATATCTTCTTTTAGAGCATCTTTATCCGCTTTAGGATCTTGTTGTGCTTTACTAATCCTATCTTTTAAAGCCTCTAGATTTCTTTGACTTTGTTTGTCATACTCTAAATAAAAGATCTCATTTTCTTCTGAGTCCCTTAATTCAAGATCTCTATTCTCTTTCTTGATTTTAGAAAGATCTTTTTCTACTTTCTTTTTGTCTTCTTGTAATGTGCTTAGATTTTGCTCAAGTCTTTTAATACCACGACCTTGTTTTTCTAATTCTTTTATTTTCTCTTTAACTTCTGAGATCTTCTCATCTAAACTTGTCACTTGTTTAGAATAAGTATTGATAATCTTCTCATTTTCATTCTTTTTATGTATTTCTTCTTTTGATAAAGGCTCTAATAGTTTTTTTAATTCAGTGTAGTCTTTATTATTCTTCTCTTGTTTTTTCTTTACCTTTTCTTGATATTGCTTTTTCTCTTCATCATTCATGTTTTCAGTAGGGTCAACATCAAATAACTCACTCATCTCTTCTGTATCATTTTTGAACATAACTGATGCTAATAGACCTTCATATGCACCTTCTAATAGCATTAGCTTTTTTTTATCATTCGGATTATTAGGATCTAATTTATTGATTTCAGATTTAAGTTTAGAACCCATCTCTTTTCTTTCTTCAGGGTTCATCTTTAAATATCTATTTTTTTGTTTTACTCTTAAGTAATCTTTCTTCTCTGCAAAATCATCTACTTTACTTAAACTATCATCATCTAAACCTAAGCCGTGAAAAGGATCATAAAAGAATTGTGATTCTTTCTTTATAGCTAAGATACGGGCTAATTCTTTTGGATCTTTTATAGTAGATAAATCAGCATCTCTATATTTTCTTTTATCTTCATCACTCACTTTTGCTTTTAAAGTAGCATCGTAAGATTTCATAAAAGCATCTAGATCTTTCTCATCCATATCAACATCTAAAGTAGCAAACTGCTTTTGAAAACCTTCAGTTATTCTATCTAATTTACCATTTGCTTTAGCCCACTGTGTTACACGATTTAAATCTAATTTAGGTTTTATAATAACTTTAGATTCTTCTTTTGGTGTAGATGGCTGTGTAGATTGTGTAGTTGGCTGTGTAGAAGGTACTTTAGTAGAAGGTACTTTAGTAGAAGGTACTTTAATTTGTGTAGATGGTGCTTTAGTAGATGGTGCTTTAGTAGATGGTGCTTTAGTAGATGGTGCTTGTGTAGTGAGAGTAGTAGGAATAGGTTGGGTAGTAGGAATAGGTTGAGTGGATGTTTGACTAGGAACATTAGGTGTGATAGGTACAGATGGCTTTTGTTTCACTTTTGTTTTTTTAGGTTCTTCTACATCTTGAACAACCCCACCTAAAAATTCGGGTGTTGTCAAAAGCATCTTTAAAGCATCTATAATTTCTTTCTCACTACCCTCAGCAATCTCATCTAATAACTTTTTTGCTTTTTCCTTATCTTGTCCTCTCAAAGATTTTAATAGATCTAGAGCCTTTGCATCTACTTTTTTACGATCTACTTGAGAAATAGATTTAGCTATTGTTTGAGATTGTTGTTTTTCCTTTTGCTCTTCTCTTTCTACCTCTGCTTTAGCTTTAGACATACCAGCATTAAAATCCGATTTTGCTTGTTGATGTCCTCTTGAATAAGCCGTACCAAAAGAAATATCCTTACCTGATTTCTCATCTCTATATTTCTTATCTTTTAACGATTCTTTAACCTTACCGGCTAACTCATTATCTTTAGCATCTGCTCTCTTTTGTAAAGTAGATGCTAAAGAAGAAACTAAAGAATATAGTCCTTCCATATCATTAGGTGTTCTCAATGTCATTTTATTTACCTTCTTTTTGCTACTTTGGTTGTATGCAATGATAAATCACGATCACCTTCTGCCCCTAAATTCTCAATATCCTTATCGTTCTCTACAATCCTATTTTGTCTTAAATCTTCTCTTTTAGGTTTTAGCTTTGGTGACGGTTTCACCATCTCAGATACTTTTTCATCTTCTTTTTGAGATTTACTTTTAGTGGCATATTTACCATGTGTGCAATAAGATGCAAACTTCTTGTTATGTATTGATTCATCCATATCCACTACATCAAAACAATAAGGTGTAAGTTCTTTTCTAATTTTTCTTAATACTTGAGAAATCAATAAATATCCTTTTCTCTTTTTGATCTCATCATCTTTAATACTTAACCATACTGATTGCAAATCTCTTAAAACTTGTGCTTGACCTTCTAAAAGATCTAGATATTTAAAATCCTTATCTAATGATATTGCCTCTTCAAAGAATGCCTCTATTGTTAAGAAATGCTTTCTAATACAATCAGGACATCTCTTGCGAACATTATTTAAATGATCTTCTAATAAACATAATTGCTTACTAATCTCTCTCATATTAAATAAGGGATTCATAATAGGCAATAAACCTAAATCACTCTCACTGGCTTTTTTTAAAGTTTTTTTTTTAATGTTGTCAAACGACTAGCTAAAAAATTAAGATTTTCCATCATCAACATCCTTATGTTTTTCTTACACAATAAAGATGAATATTTAATATTTATTAAAAACGACCGCCTTCACCTTCGGGCTTTGGTTTACTATATTTCAATCCTATGTTCTTCGCTATTAATTCTATTGCATCACTATTCTCTGCTAACATTCTACCAGCCTCACCATAAATACCTCTCAACACTTCATTAAAGGTACTATCATTAAATGTTAAAGCATCTCTCTTTAGTTTTGCCTTTGTTGATTCGCTATCGATGTTTAATAACTCTAAAATCACATCTA